ATCTTGTAAAGTTTGTAACGAAGGGCCCACCGGCTGTTTCAGCACAACATCCACGTCGATGTGGTTCTTGTACTTACTATCCACCGCTAGTGCTGGCGATGGCATAGCCGCAACGTCGTTCAGGTTGAGTAGGAGCTCGTCAAACTGCTTCAACTTCTCAACGAGAACACCGGTTCTCTCGGCAATGACGTTGTACATGCTGTCAACATTCATCTGCATTTGCGTCCACGTCCCAGAGTTAGACCAGTAAGGCCGCTCACGACCTTGGGATTTGCGAGAAGCACGCTCGCTGTCCGTAGAAGCCGTGGGGCGGTAGCAGCGCACCACCATGCGAAAATAGTTCCCAACCACCGGTGACAAAGCATCGGTGACAAGGTAACCTTCAGCGCGATCCAGTGCGGCGTCAGCTAACGGAATAGTTGGTGTCCGCGACGTGAGGTGGATCTTGCGCCAAGTACGCAGTGGGTCTGCTACATTATCTGGTATATGCAGTGGGTCGATGAAAACACGGCCGAGAAACGCAAGGCCGATAGCAGGTCGATAACGCTCAATCTTGAGTTTGAGTCCAAGCTCACAAGCGGCAGAATTCAAAGCCTTAGCTAAGGTGGAACTGACAAGACCATCATCGCCATATTTTGGTCCCAACGAAAGGAACGCAAGGCGTAGGTTGTCTGAGTCCTCACCGAAGCAAATGACACGGGCGTAATACTCGACAAACGCATTGTACAGTGTGTTGTGCAAAGTAGTGGTCGGGGAACCACTCTTAACACCCACACCGGAGTCATAGCGAAAGCCGAAACGCTTAGCCCGTGCTGGGGCTCGAATGATGTCATTCATGAGTTGCCTGATCTCATCGTGGTATTGTGGCTTGAACGCAGCCAACAAAGACGCAGCACCAATGGCGCGCTGCATCCACTCGGAAACAGTACCGTCGAGATTCTCGAAGTCAGTCTCCGCCACCTTACACTGTTCGTTGGTGACGAATTCTTGCACTCCGGCCTCGATTTGTGGACAATTCCGGCCCGGGAAGTAGAAATGCGCGCAGTGATCAGTTTTGACAACGGCCCTGTCGAAAGCGAGCGTGAAGCGAGACAAACGCAACACAAATCGCATATCGGCAAAGCCGGAGATCACGCGCGCATCCTTGTCAGTGGGCTCATTCTTCAGGAACGAATCGATCAGATTGCGATAAGGCAACGGCAAGTCATCAATGACATTGCGAATTGCCAACACCTGACTGGGCTTGTCCATGGAGGCGATAACATCGTCCCACGGCAACGGGTCAAGTGCATGACGCACTGGTACGAGACGCTCCACGAATT